GAGGGATTAGACATGCCAAATAGAGACAATCTGATTCCTTTAACCGAGCGATGCAAAGAGGACGCAAAGAGAATCCGACAAAAGGGCGCCCACGCTGCTAACAAGGCGAGACGCGAGAAAGCGAACCTGAAAGAGACGATAGAAACGCTTTTGGCTCTGGAGCTGCCGGACAGCAAACTCAAGGATCAGTTAAAGGAAATGGGCGTTGATCCGACGATGGGGCAAGGTCTCGTCATGAGTGCGTTGCTGAAAGGCATTCAGCGCGGCGATCCAAAGGTGATTGAGTTGTTCGCAAAGCTGATGCAACAAACAGCGTCGCCAGCCGACAAGAAAGAGCAGAAAGCGCGTACAGAGCGCATGAAGGCCGAGACCGAGAAGATCAAGGCAGAGACGGCACGAAAGGACGGGACGGCTGACAAAGAGCATGCTCATTCGCAGACGGTCGCCATTGCCGAGATGATCAACAACCCGGATGCGGAACGTGTGCTTGAAGACTTCATGGCTCCAAGGAAAGAGGGTGAGGGCGAATGAGTGTAGTGCAGACGTCTAAACTGATCCCTTACGCTCAGATCAACACGAAACAATCCAATTACATCATCCGCTCGCAGGTGGCATGGTTGAACGTGCTAGAGGGCGGCAAGCGGTCAAGCAAGAACATTACAAACCTGATCGCATGGGCGATGTCGCTTGAGACTCATCCTGATAAGTTGCATCTGGCTGCCGGATATACGCAAGGCGCAGCCAAGATGAATATTATCGATTCCAACGGCTTTGGTCTGAAATGGATATTCGCTGGGCGATGCCGTGAGGGACTGTACCAGAACATCGATGCGCTTTACATCAACACGCCGACGGGACAGAAAATTGTACTTGTTGCCGGGGGCGGCAAGATCAACGACTTAGCGAGGATTAAGGGGTTCTCATTGGGCACGGTGTATATCACCGAGGTCAATGAGTGCGCTATGCCGTTCGTTCAAGAATGTTTTGACCGGACGCTTGCATCTGGAAGACGTCAAATCTTCATGGACTTGAACCCAAAGCCTCCGCGCCATTGGTTTTATCTGGACGTTTTAGACTTCCACATGGAGCGGCAAAAGAGTGATCCGACATACGGCATGAATTACGCTCACATGACCATTGTCGACAATATGAGCCTGACAGACGATCAGCTTAGGCGTGAGCTTGCGACATATGACAGAGATTCGCAGTGGTTCAAGCGCGACATCTTAGGATTAAGAACAAGCGCATCCGGTCGTATCTATGAAGGTTACAGCTATAAAGGCATGGCCGTCACGCGAGAGTGGGTCAAGAAGCAGTTCTTCATTGATTTTTCGGTCGGCGTCGACGTCGGAGGCACTGATGCAACAGTGGCAACACTGAACGGATTCACCGCCAATTATGACACGGTGGTTGGCGTTGATGGGTATTACCACAAGCAGGGCATCGACAGCGGCAAGGATCACGCGCAATACGCTGCCGAGATCGCAAACTTTATCCTGCCGTGGACGAAAGTCTATCCGAGGTTGGCAGCTAGTTATGTCTTCACTGAGGCCGCAGATAAGCTATTCCGTCAAGCGTTAAGGAAGGCTCTAGATGATATTGGCTTGCAAGGCATGACAATCACGCCGTCATACAAGAAGGATGGAATCCTTGACCGCATTAACACGATGAGAATTCTCATCAATCAAGGCCGTAAAAAGATGGCTGAGCACATGGCGGAATGGTTCCAAGCGTATGAGATGGCCGTGTGGGACGTTGACAAGTACGCCGATAAAGAATGGGTGCGAGTCGATGACGGGAGCTATCCCGTCGACTGTTTAGACAGCGACGAGTATTCAATTCAACCGTTCAAACCGAGATTGATTACAGGGGGATAACGAATGGGTATCGTTGATAAATTCAAAGAGCGTATTGCGGCATGGCTTAACATAACACAGATGCCGTCAAGGTCAATCACGGTGCAGGAGCTGTACGGGTACGAGGCGAACGTCATGAAGAACCGCATTCTGTACCGCGGCGATCCTTCCGAGATCGAGCAGTTCTTTCATCAGGTGGCGCATGACAAGGTTGCTCGAGCGCGTTTCTGGGCGTCGTCGCCGAGCAAGGGCATGAACATCCGGAAGATTCATTCAGGGCTTCCGAGCATGATTGTGAACACGCTCACGGATGTTGTCATTGCTGACTTTCTAAGCGTCGAGATTGGCAACAAGAAAGGCGTGAACGAGGAAGACGTCAAGGCTTGGCAAGAGATTGAGAAAGAGAACCGGTTAAAAAGCCTGCTATCTAAGGCGGTGCAAGAAGTGCTTGTCACGGGAGACGGAGCTTTCAAAATCAGCTTCGACACCGACTTGTCGCAATATCCAATCATCGAGTTCTTCTCTGGGGAATATGTCGATTACAAGTTGAATCGCGGACGCGTCGAAGAGATTATCTTTTACAGCCGATACGGCGACGAAAAGAAGACGTATACGCTCGCCGAGACATACGGCAAAGGGTACGTCAATTATGAGCTGCGCAACGCCTCCGGCAAGGTCGTTGCGATGGACAAGGTGAAAGAGCTTGAAAGTCTGGAGAACGTCACATACGACGGCGCAGACTTCATGCTCGCCGTTCCTCTCAAGATATATGACTCACCGAAATGGGAAGGTCGCGGGTGCTCGATCTTCGATAGCAAGACGGACGCATTCGACGCATTGGACGAGACTGTCTCGCAATGGCAAGACGCCATCAGGCTTGGACGCATCAAGCGTTACATCCCGGAGTCGATGATCCCGCGTGATCCTGACACGGGCAAGATGATGTCTGTTAATCCTCTTGACAACCAATTCACAGCCATGAGAGAGCCGATGAACGAGAACGGACAATCTCGCATTCTCACAGAGCAACCTGTTATCCAATACGAAGGATATCTCGGGAGTTACATCAACAACCTTGACATGTGTCTTCAAGGTCTGATCTCTCCGTCAACATTAGGCATTGACACGAAAAAACTAGACAATGCGGAGGCGCAAAGGGAGAAAGAAAAGACAACACTGTACACGCGGCAGAAGATTCTCTCCGTCTTGCAAGAGGTCATCCCGGAGCTTGTGAGTGTAGCGCTCAACGCACACGCAACACATCAGCGAAAGGCACCGAAAGAGTACGACGTCAATGTCGAGTTTGGGGAATACGCGAACCCATCATTTGAAGCGCAAGTTGAGACGGTCGGCAAGGCAGCGACGACAAACATCATGAGCATTGACGCGCAGGTCAAGACGCTTTGGGGAGACACTCAAGACGAGGAGTGGATCGAGAAAGAGATCGAGCGCATCAAGATGGAAAAAGGAATCATGGTTGTCGATGAGCCTAGACCGCATGGTTTCGCTCCGGAGGAGGATATGTTAGATGACATGGATCGACTGGATAATGAACGTATTGATCGAGATGGAGCTAGACCTGTTCGAGTCAATGAAAAGGAACCTCAGCCGTCACAGAGCCGAGGAAACACGGGAGGGGTTCAAGTGGACCCAATGGCAAGCGATTCAGACGAAGAGCTTGAGACGGTTAAGAAAAAGCCTTAGTCGGAGAGTCAACCGGGCATTCAATGAGATTTCTCCGGTCATTGAGCGAGAGATCGAGCAAGCGTTCATTGACGGCGCGGACACCTTCGACAAAGAGATCGTTGATGCTTACACGCAAGCGGGCGAGCGTGTGCCTTGGGAATATCTTCCGACGGCAGAGACGCCGCCGGCGCCTCCGTGGAGGGTTGCGGTCGTTCCAACAAAGCCCGGCATCAGAGCGCCAAAAATCCGAGAGGGTTCGGCCTTAGATCAGGCAAGACACGTTGAAATCAAGCTAGAGCCTCCGGGAGATAACACGTTCTTTCAGGTCAACCGCGACCGTTTAGAGATCGTGCTTAACGATGTGAAGCGCGACATGAATCTTGCGCGTTACGGCGCGGCACAACGAGCGGGGGCGATCTATGAGGATATCATCAAGCGCGCCGATGTCATGTTTCAGACAGGGAGTTACACGTTACAACAGGCCGTCGAAAAGGCGGCACAGGAAGCGGCGGACAAGGGCCTGAACGCCATCGAGTATAAAGACGGGCGGCGTGTCAATGTTGCGTCATACGTCGAGATGGCGCTTAGAACGAGCGCAAGGCGAGCGCAAATGACCGCCCAAGGCGCAAAGCGGGATCAATGGGGGGAATACCTTGTCATCTCTCCAACGCTTCATAGCACGTGTCCAACGTGTCAGCCGTGGCAAGGGAAGGTGCTTATCGATGACGTGTTTGCTAACGGCAAGCCTGACGGCAAGCATCCGCTGTTAAGCGAGGCGATCAAGCCTCCGAGTCACTTTCTCGGACCTAATTGCAGACATCCCATTTCTACATTCTTCGAAGGGATCACGGAGATTCCGACGGCATCGCCTTGGGATAAGACGAGAACCAACTATGAGGCGGAAGAGAAACAACGATACATCGAGCGGAACATACGTATGTGGAAGCGTCGACTTCAGATGTCGCTCACACCTGAAACAACGATGAGCGCAAAGGCAAAGATAAAAGAGTGGCAGGATCGCATGAGAGAACACCTGCACGACAATCCACAGTTGCGACGCAATCCGCATCGCGAGGAACTGTTAGGAATCGTACAAGCGGAAGTGGAAGCGTCATAACGCGAACAACTGAATAAAACACATTCCAAGACAGGAATGAGTGCGTCCGAGAGGGCGCCTTTTTTATGCCGGCGCAGGCGACGAAAGGTTGCTCCTTACCTTTTCGTGACGGTTCAAGTCCGTCAGCCGGCATCCATGCCGACGGGCAATAAACGGGAATTAAGCCGACGGGCGT